TTCGACGGGCTCGAAGTGCGGGCACGGTCGACGTCCATCGCGAAGCTGCGCAGGCTCACCACCATGGACATGGACAACGCCAAAGAGGACGAGGCGGTGATGGATGAGCTGTTCGGCACCTTCGCGAAGTCACTGGTCTCCTGGAATCTGGATGACGAGGACGATCAGCCTGTCCCCGCGACGAAGGAGGGCATCGAGTCGGCACCGATCGACCTGGTGCTCGCGGTCATCCGGGCGTGGACCGAGACGATTAGCGGGGTACCGAAGGACGGCCCTTTGCCCAATCGATCCTCCAGTGGCGAGCGGTCCCTGGCGGCGTCGATTCCGGTGATACCCCGCTCACAAAGCCTGTCGAGCTTGGCGACGCAGAGTGGATAGTCGGCCTATGTAGGGAGTTCCATTGCCTGCCGTCGCAGCTGCTGGCGGAGGACGCGGAGTTTCTAAGACTGGTCGCGATCGAGAAGTACGGCAAACCAGAGCGAGAGGAGGAGTACGAAGATGGCTAACGAAGTCACGGTGACGATCACCGGGAAGGACAACGTCTCCGGCTCCTTCGACTCCGCCAAAAAGTCGGCCGGTGAGTACGGCGGCACTTTGGACTCCGGGTCGGAGAAGGCCGACAAGCTGGAGCAGCGCACGTTGGGTCTGAAAGACACCGTCGACGGGCTTGGCGCTGTGCTGCAAGGGCCGAACGGCAAACAGGGGCTCGGCGGCTACATCCAAGGCTGGGCTGATCTGGCCGGCGGCTTCGCAAACTTCGTCTTCCCCGCCCTGAAAGGCGCATGGAAGTCGGTCATCTCGCTGGGCACTGCGAACGGCCGGGCCGCGCTGATGACCACCATCCACACCGTCGCCTCCAAGGTCGCGGCCGTCGCGACGAAGGGGCTTGCGTTGGCGCAGCGGGCGCTGAACGCGGCGATGCGAGCGAACCCGATCGGCATCATCATCACTATCCTTGCCCTGCTCGTCGCCGGGATCATCTACGCCTACAAGCATTCGGCGAAGTTCCGGGCCATCGTGCAAGCCGCCTGGTCGGGCATCAAAGTCGCGGCGCAAGCCTCCTGGAACTTCATAAAAGCAGTGTTCAAAGCCTACGTGGCGATGATCCTTGTGGTGGCCGGGAAGATCCGCGAATGGGCGTCGGGCGTCGTCTCCGCGTGGGGGCGGATCAAGTCCGCGTTCTCTTCGGCGATCTCAGCGATCAAGGGGTGGATCTCCTCCGGCGTCGCTGCATGGCGTAACAGCTTCAGCAACGCCCTGTCGTTCATCCGCAGCATCCCCGGCAAGATCAAAGGCTTCTTCTCCAACGCGAGGTCGTGGCTTTCCAATGCCGGACGGAACATCATCCAAGGCTTGATCAACGGAATCCGCTCCGCGCCCGGCAACATCATGGCCGTGGTCCGCTCCCTCATCCCCGACTCCATCGAAAAGTTCATTCCAGGCTTCGCACAGGGCGGCATCATCGGCGGGGCGGCCGCCGGCGGACCGCGAGGCGGATTGGTGATGGTCGGCGAGCGTGGCCCCGAGCTCGTACGACTGCCCGGCGGATCCCACGTCTACCCCAACGGTCAAGGCGGCGGAGGCGAACAGGTCATCGAGCTGCACATCGGCGACCAGTACCTCGGCCGGTTCGTCGCATCCATGATCGACAACAATGAACGGTCGAAGCGTCGCAAAATTTCGGCCGGGGACAACGGGGGCTGGTAGCTGTGACACTCACCACCACCTACGACTCCGCGATCTCCCGCGTCCAGATTGCCTGTGATGCGCTGGGCGACACCGCAGACTTCGCCCTGGTCGAACGCTCCACCGACGGCGTCCGCTGGACAACGGTGCGCGGCGGTGCTGAGGCGGCAACCTCCTCCGGATCCCTGGACGCCACCCTCGACGACTACGAGTTCCCGCCGAACGAACTGATCACCTACCGGCTGAAGTCATACAACGACACCGACTACCCGCAGGACACTCAGCTCACCGGGCTGGTCGTCGACGGCACTTCCGGCGGCTACGCATCCGTGCCCGACGCCGCATCACTGGACATTGTCGGCGACCTGGAATTGCGGGTCGAACTGTCAGCGCAGGATTGGACCCCGGCAGCCGACCAGACGCTGATCGGCAAATGGCTCGCGTCCGGCAACCAACGCTCCTACAAGCTGAAGCTCGAAGACACCGGTGTGCTGTCGCTGCTGTTCTCCACCAACGGGACCGCCGTCACCACCAAGTCGTCGACGGCCGCACCAACCATCCCGGCGTCCGGCAGGATCGCACTCAAAGTCACCATCGACGTCGACAACGGCGCCGCCGGATACGACGTGAAGTTCTACACCGCCTCCTCCATCGACGGCGTCTACACCCAGCTCGGCACCACCGTCACAACCGCGACCGCGACCTCGATCTTCTCCAGCTCCGCGAAACTCAACGTCGGCTCATCCGATGACGGCACCACTGAGCTGTTCACCGGCGTGATCCACGCGGCACGCGTCTACTCCGGAATCGCCGGCACGGTCGCAGCAAACCCCGACTTCGAAGCCCAAGACAACGCCGACACGTCGTTCGTCGACACGGCCGCCGTGCCGAAGACATGGACGATCAACGGGACCGCCGAGATCGTCGTCGAGCAAACCGACACGATCACCCCCACCCTGACCGAGGTGTGGTTGAAGTCGATCATCCGCCCGTTCCTGAACACGACGGTCCGCGTCGTCGGATTCGACCCTGTCGTCCGCCCCGCCCGCAACACCTTGTTCCAGGTGATCGGAAGGTCATACCCGGTCGCCGTCACCGATGTGCGGGGCAGCCGGCAGTTCAGCCTGACCGTGCGCACCTCCACCCGGGAGGACGCCGAGAACTTCGAACTGATCCTCGCTTCGGGGGATCCGATCTTCCTGCACTCCCCACCCGACACCGACCACCTATGGCTCCCCACCACCCTGTACGCGGTCATCGGCGACGTGAAAGGCCCGATCCGGCTCGGCACGAAAGACTCCATCGAAGCCGACTTCGAATTGCCGCTCACCGAGGTCGCAGCACCGGCATCCAACATTGTCGGGCTGGCCGTGAACTGGCAGATCGTGATCAACGACTACGCCACCTGGCAGGAACTGATCGACGCCCAAACCGACTGGTCCGACACCCTGGAAATCGTCGGGAGCGGATCGGATGTGATCGTCCCATGAGAGCCGTATCGGATCGCTTCCTGGAGGCTTTACGTGGCTCTCACCGGATGACGGCGAGGGCCACACTTCTCACGTCATACCAAGAGGGCGTCTCGCCGACCGGAACCGCACTGACCATCCTGTCCGGCAACGTCCAAGCCTCATCGAAAAACGACATTCGCTCCACCCTGGACCTGACCGTCGACGGCGATCGGTGGGACTTCACCACCGGCGACATCCTGCCCTACGGCAACACCGTCTTCATCGAACGCGGCATCGTCTTCGGCGGCGGCGTACGCGAATGGGTGAGCCTCGGCTACTTCCGAATCTATGAGGTCGAGCAGAACGACGCACCGAACGGCGAGATCCGCATCGCCGGCCGCGACCGCATGTCGGCGCTGATCGACTCCAAGCTCGAAGCGCCCGTCCAATTTCTGAAGACCCGCACCGTCTCCCAAGTCTTCGACTCCCTGGTCACCGACCCGGCCACCGGCGGCCCGTTCCCCGACGCCACCATCACCTTCGATGACACATTCGGTTCGACCGCGATCGGCCGCACGGTCATCATCGAGGAAGACCGCTACGGCGGCCTACGTGACCTGGTCCGGGCGTACGGCAAGATCATGTACTGGGACTATGACGGCACCCTGCAGATCAAGTCGATCCCCGACCCGACCGTCTCAGTGTGGGATGTCAACGCCGGTGAGAACGGTGTACTCATCAACATGGGCCGCAAGCTCACCCGTGAAGGCATCTTCAACGCCGTAGTCGCCACCTCGCAGGCATCCGACACCACGGCACCGAAGCGGGGTGTCGCTCGAGACATCAACGTCAACTCCCCCACCTACTACTACGGCGACTTCGGGCCGGTGCCACGCTTCTACTCCTCGCCGTTCATCACCACCAGCAAGCAGGCTGTGAACGCGGCGAAGCAGCTCCTCATCCAGTCCATCGGGAAGCCGCACGAGGTCGACTTCACCTCCATCGCGAACCCTGCCCTTGAGCCGTTGGATCCGGTCAACCTGAACCCGCTCACCGGCACCGAAATTCACGTTTGCGACGACCTCCAAATCGGGTTGACCGACAACGATCCGATGACCGGGAAGACGCGCAACCAGCTCGGACTTGAGATCGAGGAGGAGGCAGGCTGATGGCGGACGAACCGGTGCTGTTCCGCCAAGGCGAGATCATCACCTACAACTACGTGACCGGCGCCAACACGGTAAAGGTGCTCGGCACCATCCTCGCAAACCTGCCGATCATGACCACCGGCGAAGTCACCTCCCTGAAAGCAGGGGACGTGGTCGGCATCTTGAAGGTGGGCGTACAGTACTTCATCCTCGGCCGCATCGACTCCAGCGCCGAATCCTTGTCGATCTCGGCGGGATCCGCCGGCCGGGGGCTGCTGGACTTCGCCACCTCAGCGACCGCACTGCCCGCCGGGGGCACCACCTCCGCCGTGCACGCCACCACGAACCTGTCGCTGTCGGTCACACCGGATTCGAACCGGCTGCTACGGATCTCGCTGTACACCTCGGTGATCTCCACCGTCGCAGCCGACCGGGTAGCAATCGCGATCCGCGACGTCACCCAACGCGACCTCGGCGAAGGCTATGCAGGGCCGCTGACCATCCCCACAGCCGCCAGCTACGACCCGGCCAACGGCTACGTCTACATCCAAGAGCGCGGCGCCACCGTCTCCGCCGGACCGAGGGCCACCATCTGCCCCATCGTCGCCTACGACGACCGTGGCCTGTCCGGCGCCCGCACCTACCAGGTTTCGATCCAACGCGTCTCCGGCACCGGCACCTGCAAGATCGATGCGGATGCGGTCGGGGCGTCGTGGCTGATGGTCGAAGACGTCGGACCGCTGGTATAGGAGAACCCCATGACATTCGGACCTGTCGCACCGCTCGACAACGAAACCACCTACTACATCCACGTTTCAGTCGATTCGATCCCCGGGCTGATCTTCACCACCACGATCACACCCGCTTCGGTCGGCACCCTGCAACAGCGGGACATGGTGGCGCAGCAGCTTGTCAACCTGTATGACTCGCACCCA